TCGTTGCCAAAACTAAGCCGTTTCATATGCTGAGGTCTTGAGTATGCTGACCCGTAAATCGTCCTGGCTTCTTCTTGCGGATCTCGATCAATAAACACATTCCAAGCAGATCGCAATCGACCTAGAAAGTTAAAACCTGTATTCACTATATGTAACCTCCTTTTTGTTTTGTTCGGAGGAGTGAATTTTAGTAAGCAGCGCCTACGCTGATTCTACGCCAATTCTTTCCTGCCGTCGTGTTGTCCGCGATGGTGAAATATACATAATTCGCGTCGATAAAAATCGAGTGAGCAGATCCCACCGTTCCGTCAACCCCACCGGTCATAGTAGCACCAGCGAATTCGCCATTCGCCATTGTCTCGGCCAATGTGATATTGTTTCCTGCCGCACCGGCCACATCTGCTGTAAGATCAATTGTGTCGCCGGTGCCGTCAGCAGCGCCTACGCCTTGAGTATCAAGTGCCGTAATTGCAGCCACGAGAGCCGTAATAGCCTCAGCAGCGGTACAATCGTCGCCACTACCAAGCGTTGCACCAGAAAACACATTCGTGCCAGCGGTAAAGGTTTCAGTCGAAGCAATGCTGTTGCCATCGGTTCCACCAACCATAGCCGTAATGGTGCAGACATCGCCAACGAATTCAGAAGCAGTCACTAATGGATGTGCTACGTTAAATGCACCACCGCCATTGATTGCCTCGACGATAGCTGCCTTGCAGCCCGCGAGACTATCTCCGCGACTAATCTCACCATCGGCGGTATCGGTACCAACGGGTACAAAAGTGTACACCTTATCCCCAATGGTCATCGTATCTCCGCTTGTCGGTTGAGTATCAATTGTTAATGTAACTGACGCTTTGGCGGCGTAATCGGTGATATCTACAGCCTTGTTCGACGGTGATGTTTTCGTCTGTGCTTCGTCGGCCAGAAACTCGTAGACATCCGATCCGACAACGAGCGGGTTGTTGATCGTAACTGTTTCGCCGTCAACAACGACGCCAGAAACGGTCAGCACACGAGTCGCATTCACCGCATTCACCGGGGTTCCGACACGCTTCAACGATTTGACGACAACGTCTAGTAGCGTACCAAGATCCACGTCACGATTTCTGCCAGTCGAAATCTGATTTAAAACTTTGATTTCAGTAGCAGTCAAATTGTCCATATTAATGTTCTCCTTTATTCAAACGCCTCTTTGTTTAATTTGTATGCAATGTATGCGTCCATCATTGCGGCAACGTTGTCAATCTTTTGATCGTAACGTTTTTTCAAAAGTTTTCGATTTCCGTTCGTGTCTTCCAGTGTTATGGCGTTTCCCATAGAATACGACATGAGTTCTTCGTCAAACTCAATCAATTGTTCTTCTGAAAGTTTCTTCAACTCGCCTAAGGGAACAGATTCTGTTTTAACGCCCTGAATAATCTTTTCGATCGCATATGGGCCATTCTCGCGTTCCCATCTTTCTATAAATTCCTTGGCGTTGTAGGGGTCATACCCTAGGGCTCGAACGTCATACTGATTTTCTTCTATGTGTTTGTCCAAATCGTCATAGACATCCATCATATCGAGAACAGTACCTTCCATAACCTGAAGTGTACCTTCTTTCAAGAAGTCCTCATACTTGGCGCGCATAGCACCAGGCAGCTTCATAAGCGTCTTCGACGATATATAAGAACGAGTTTTAAGACCAAACCCACCGTGAGAATGAGGAAAAAGAAAATCGAATGCGCAAAAGTCATCTCCTTGTGAAAGATCAAGACCCAAAGCACAAGGAAGGCCCCAATAATCTCGTTTACGATGTGGAATTGTCTCCTCGTACGTGAAGAAATAAGTATAACCCTCCATAGGTATACCAAAACGCTTAGCAAGTATATCGTTGCGAGCAGCAGGAGCGTTCTCGGCACGCTCAACATCCAACTGATAAGTTTCATAGGTCACTGTCTTTCCTAAATTGGGATTTGCTTTAATCCACATCTCTGGGTCGGCAACTTCTTCAACATCATCCAGACGATAGTACCAAATCGACACGTGAGGGTTTATGTAATCACCTTTAAGAATGTCAAGTAACTCCATTTTAATTGTGTCGCCGCTACTATTACGAACGGTTCCTTCCGAGCTAACTGCTATAATAAGAAAGTCGTCTAATTTGGACGCTCCCTGTTCGAGTGCACCGACAATGTCTTCGCGAATATCGCCCGAGAGCCACTCATCAACTCCTGCAATTTTAGGTCTAAGGCCCTGGAGTTTATCGATTGACATCGGACGTATCTCAAGTAAAGAACCAGTAAGAAAATTCTCAATGCCTTTCTTTGTAGATGCTAACTTTACACGATTCGCCTTTGAGCCTGTGGTGTTTTGTAAGGAACCCTCTGTCAAAAACTGAAATAGAGGCCCTCTAGCTCGTGTGATAGATGTTCTGATTGGTGATATGACTTCGTCAGCCTGTTTCATAGTCGGCGCTGTCGTCACCTGATGAGTGGTCGATGTATCTACGTTTAGAAAGTAATTTTGAATGAGAGAGACATACATTGACTTGGCAGCACCCCGAGCCACAATTAAGTATTGCTTGTTAATCAAACGCTTTTTGATCTTCTTACGGATGTATCGACCACCGTGATTGTCTTTGTTCGGTATGTAGACACTTCGTTCAACAAAGTACCACCATCCGAACACTTGTTCTGCCCAAAGTTTAAAAGTATCGAGAAGATGAAGGTCACTACCGTCGGTTAACGTGCATTCGTTCTCACAAAATGCTATAAAACCATCGATAGCTTTGTCGTCATAATATATTGATGGGTTTGCAATCAGAGCATCTATGCGATTCATCTCCATAGATATCTCTTTACAAACCGGAATCTCACCTTTGATCACCTTCTCTCGAAACTCACCATAGTACTTTGGTGTGGCGGTGTTCGATAACGACATAATTCACCTTTTAGTCAACAAACGTTGAATTAATCGTTTGGTTGGATGCAGGTCTGTGGCGATTGGCCGCCTCTTGGGCGTGGTTCATTACACTTTCAAAATTTTTCCCCAAATTCTTGTCGATGTAACTTGATAGCAATTGCTTTCCGATCTTCGATAGCATCTCGTTCGCGAATTTCCTACCAGGACTCATCTCAGTTTTGGTCAGATCTTTGTACTGCTTTTCTAGTTGAAGCCTGGTTGTCAACGTTTTGAGCTCTTCGTTTGACATTTCTGATACGTGCTTTTTCTTCAGTGTCGTCGCTTGTGTAGAGTCTTGGCTTGGGTTTCTTCGATGAACACCCCATTTCATGCCGAGAACACCCACGTGTTGTAAACTGTGTTGATTCATATTTCTCCTTCTATTGGAATTTCCGGTGGAATTGGAACTTGGACGTTTAAACGCCATTCCAGCTCTGTAATCTGTCTTTGAATGGCTTCGAGAAGAAACGATGTACCCGGAGGGTCAAAAGCAAGCCTCACTTTGAGGTAAATGTACGTTTTGACAGCCGAATACATAACCGAATCCGTCAGAAAATCGACCCACGTTGGCGTTTTATCCTCGATCGAGTATACGATTTCCGGCCCAACTCCAAGCTGATTCAAAGACATGAAAGCAGAGTTAATATGAATAAGGATATCGGTGTCGAATGCCACGTCCGTTGATGGAATACCCAACATTGTTTTTATAGTGTCTAGAATGCTTTCTATCATGTTATTACTCCGCTTTTTGAATGTATGCTGTTTTTGTGTAGCCCTGGATGGGAGACTCGTCTAGAGTTTTAACTTCTGTCCAACCGTTCTCGTCTTCGGACAGTATCTCTAGAGGTGTGTCTCGGAAAAGGATCTTTATGACTTTCGATTTTTGCTGTGGTTCTGAACGAACATAGCTTATGTTGTAGGTCATAGTACCAAGCAGCGGCTTTTTTTCAAACAGGTCTGGATGTCGCTCGTACATTGACTCTACCACAGCATCCTCTTCGGCAATGACAACCTTCTTTTTGTTTGTACTTTTCTTACTAGGCATGCTTTCCTCCGTTACTATTTTTTTCGCCACAGACGAGTGTCGCCTGGACGTCTCTCAATAGGGACTTGCGGAAGTAAAGATTTATCGCCGTAATGTATAGCTTGATGTGTGCGATCGCTCGTGACGATCAGAAATTCAGGATCTAATATGTCCGGGTTTCCGTTTTTTAAGTCTTCAATCCAAATCGGATTCATATGATGAATGAGAATTTTGGAACGAACTTCGAATCCTGGAACACCGAGATCACAACCATTATCTCTGACAATCACAAAGTCACGAACTCTTTTCCACTCTGTAGAGAAGTAGAATCTTTGATTGAAATATCGATCCCAACCCCAAGTTTTTTTTCCAACGACGCCATGTAGTTTAAGGTAATCAAAACGTTCTTCGATTGTTTCAAGCCGTTTAAGATCTGAATATTGTCTAATCATCGTCGTCTTCTTCGGATACCTCCTCCCTGCCTTGATATAGTGCCATAGATCTAATGGCTCTCTCGTAAAGTTCTTCGATCTTTTTCTGAGATTCCAACGCTTCCGTTTTAGCTTGTAAAAGTCTCGTTTCGTGTTCGAGTTTAAGCTTTTCTATTTGTGATTGACTAGATCCCATCTTTAGAAAATACAAGATTTCTTGAGATGTGGCGGTTTTCTTTCTAATCTTCTCTTCGGCCAAATCATAAGCCAGACGGGCAATTTGATTCTCTCTTGCTTCCACTGTCCTCCCAGGAGCCTGTTGACGACGTCTGACAATTTTGGCTTCGATTTGTCGCTCTTTAGGCTTGCCTGTGATTTTTGGCATAAGAATCACCTCCTAATACTTTTTCAACCAGAAGGTTAAACGATCTTTGCCCCACAAAAGCATAATCCTGTCAAAACAAAGATACATGGGATAAGAGAAGTCTTGATTACTCCACGAACCTTGTGGACCAATTGTCACATGAGGTTCAAAATCGGTAAACTCTCCGGTGTGCCAATCTTCCAACATTCTTCTTACAGCCAGGATTTCTGGAGTGGAAGAAATTCTAAAAACATCTACCGGTTCGTCGTCGCCCATAACATCGGGCCCGATAACTTTGGCCATTATTGGATTGGTGAGCATTGAAATCGAAGCGACATCCTTTGCGAGCTCGTTAAAGCGATTTACCTTTAGATCTGTGGTTTCTCCAGCATAAATCATGGTCATGTGAGCTGGCTCTATCTTGCACCAGCTATCGTCTTGTGGAATCAAGGCGACTATGACTGATGTTTCGTTTTGATCCATTTGAGTTTCCTCCTTTCTAGATTGTGTTTTCAAATACTTTTGAGGGGATTACCGAGACTTGAAACCCACTTTTACATGGGCTCTTGAAAGGAGAAAGCGGTCCACAACTCCGCTTTAGTTTGAAATCTCGGTAACCCTCCAAAAAGTATTTGTAAAATATCCCCCCGGAGAATTTTCGGGG